CACGGCGTCCAGCACGAACATATCCACGAAATATGGGGCTTGGTCAATCGCCCCAAAATATCCATTCTGGCCGTCCACGTTGCCCCCAGAGGCGTTGCAGGGCTTAAAAGCCCAGTGGAGGTGGTTACCCGTAGAAACGCCCGTAGAATCGCCATATCCTATCAAATCTCCTTCCTTTATCTCCTTGCCGTCAAATCCCACCACTGACTTCAAGTGCCAATAGCGGAGTTTCACATAAGTGGGATTTCCCTTGTACATAAACACTTTTTCTTTGGAGATAATATCCACTCCTACCCCCCCCGCGTTATCAACCTCCGTTTTCATTATACCCGAAAACTCTCCCGAATGGTAAATTGGTTCTCCGTACCAGCATCCCCAATCTTGTCCGTTGTGAGCAATCATTCCGTACTTTTTATACACGCTTTCTGTATAGATAGGGCAAGTTTTTCCAAAATTCAAGACAAGACGACCATCTGGGTATATACAAACTTTGTTCTCTCCAAATCCTTGACTTAGTGTATTTGACTGTAATGGCCTATAGAGTTTCATCATTGGTTATAAATCGGCAGATAATAAAGTTCAAGTTCGTTAATCCGTTGCGATAGGGGTTAATAATAATCTGATAATGATATAAATTCTCCACACTTACACCTTACACTTAACGCGCCGACCTTTTCACAAACTTCTTTTGGATGTCCTGCGAAAGTATGCCAGATATTCAGCCAAAATGTTTTCCAAGTTTTTCTATATTTCATATGTTTCATTGGATTAGAAAGTTTTTATGTTCCATTCTACAAAACTATTCTTATCTTTTTCAAGCATTAGGTAATAGTATCTGCCAAACCAACGCTTATCTGCTACCACGATTATCTTTGAATAGTAAAATCTTAATTCGGATATTCTTTGTAATCTTCGTGGCGTGAAGTGAGAGTTTAATGCTTGGTTGTTCAAGAGCCACGCTACACCTTTATTTGCTACCACGAGAGCTTTCTCGGTGAACTTCCAGCTTTCGTGATATGGTGGATTACCAACCACCCAATCCACCTTTTTATCCCATTCAAAGAAATCACAACCGTCATCTATTTCACATTCATATTTTTCGCCTTTTAATTGGTTAAACCATACCTTGTTTTGACCACTTCCAGCATCCAACGTACTTCCCTCAATAGGTGTTTTACTTAGTAGGTATCTCACCATTTCTGGGTTTGTCTGGTGGAATGTTCCTATTACTGCTTTTTGTTTCATTGGGTTTTTATCTTTTTCCTTTCAATTATGCATCCTTTAGGTATGCGCTGTATGTGACTCACGCTCTTTCCATCACCGGCAGTCATAGAACAAATCGTAAGCATTTCTTTATCTTCGTGCACTACCCAGCCGACATTGTAGGCAATGAACTCCTGCGACTTTACGAAATCTTCCAACTCTTCAAATCCCCACCAGTTGCAGTTTTCGGGATGGAAGGCATCTCTCCATTTTATGCACACAAGTTTATCTGTTTTTATTTTCATTCCTTTGCGATAACTTTTAAGAAGTTATTGTCGGGTGGGGGGGGACTCATTCTTGCCGTTCTCTTTTTTTCTTCTCTCCCATTTTGCTGAAATCTTCCTGCAATCCGTCAATCCTGTTTATGCTCAACAAGGTCAATAGGGAAAATCCGAGCACTATTCCGCAGAGCAACACAAGAAGAAAAAATGTTTTCATATTATCATCGGGCGGAGAAAGCGTACTAACTACACTATGCTTCTTTCCCCGCCCTATTCTGACCCGCCCAAGGCGGGCATTCTACGAGAGGTAGAAGGGTATCGGCACGACACATCTGTCAAACCAGACATCGTGAGCAATGAACTCCACTTCCTTTTTCTGGGGGTTCAGTAGGGTGAATTTCAGGCAGATGCCTGGTTTCAGACCTCCGTCAGGGTGGGTGCGGTTGCCCATCAGGCCCGCAAGCATCTCTGTCGGGATCTTCGTCTCCAGTATCGTTTTCTCCCCTACAAGGCACGCCTGCACGGTTTCCATCACTTTCCTCCAGCACGCTCACATAGTTCTCAAGGATGTATGGTGGGTCTTGCACTATTGACTTTGGTATGTTCTTCGGGTCAAGCTCGCTCCGCGACTCCTGATAAGGTATGACTGCTCCGCACTGGTGGCAGAGCCACCCTTCAGAAGGCGAAACGAGCTCCGCCACTCCTTTGCATTTCTTGTGTAGTACTACGAGCATCTTGTACCTCCCTGACTGCGAGAACCTTTCGGTATCCGCAGTTCATACAGTACAGGTCAGACCTTGTCTTGAACTTCTCCGTAGTCAGGGCTCCTCCGCACTTGGGGCACGCTTTGCAAAACACGACCATCTGTTCTTTCCTTTACTTTCAGATTGTTGTAAGAAAGCAAAGTCCCGCAGAATACGCAGTATTCCACAAAAGCAACTGGCAGGCGTATATCCATATCTGGGCTTCTTGACCTGTCCCACAGCATCTTTCCCATCTTCTCGTGCTGACAATCCATCTTACCTCCTTTATGTGCTAACCTTCTCCCGCCCGCCCACCAGTCCAGCAGTACTACTGGCGAGTGGACGGACTGCACCAGCGTCTTCCCCCTTTCAGCTAATCCCCATCAGCCGAAAACATTGAAAGAACGCTGAATTTCCGCCCCGCATAGAGCGGACGGGAAAGGGCTATGTATGTCCGTTTAGCCGTCCTTTTATGAACGCAACATCTGTTTCCAATTTTCCCACTCGTTCTCTCATCTCTTGTTTGAACTCGTGAAAAGAGTGCAGGTCATTATTCTCTATATTATTTACTCTCTTTTCCAACTTACCCGCACCTTTTGCATTAAGCCAGTAGTCAGACCAAGGAACCATTATTTTCCATAAAAACAGCAAAACGACTGCGGAGGGCGTGGCGTATTTAAGAATTTCTAAGATGGGGTCGGGCATACTTGACAAGAGATTAAAATTAGTGTAACGAGTGGTATATGAAATATCTTATCATTTTAGCTTTATTTTTCGCTTTATTCGCCTCCGCATCTTGGTGGGATCCTTTTGGTTGGTTTCAGAAAGACTTGATTTGTGAACCGCAGATTGTTGAAAAGATTGTCGAAATTCCTGTAGAAAAGATAGTGGAAAAAACTGTTGAAAAACCTGTGGAGAAAGTAAGATATGTACAAGTACCCATAGAAAAGATTATCGAGATTCCTATTGGGAATTCCGATATTATGCGCCTGCAAGCTGAAATAGCACAATGGGAAATAGCTTTTAATGAGTTTAAGCCAGAAGTGTACAAACTTACTACCATTGATTCTTACGAAGAGCTTGCCGAAAAATATAATCGTCTTATCAATGAATACAAAGAATTGTGGTTGAAAACCCATCCTGGAGCACCTTACTATGAAGATATTTATGCGCCAGCACAAGAACCTTCTCAATGTATGTTTGTAGTCGAAATAAATTATCCTAAGGGGCATATTATGTGTGAGTAGTATGAAAATCTTTCTCTTTTCAATAGGTGGAGCAATACTCATATTCTTTGTGTTTGATATTCTTGCGAATGGTTTTCCTTCTGGTAAATGTTCTCAAGAAACTCCTGAATACTGTTCGCTAAATGATAGAGAACTTCCTTAGCGGTTAAATCTATTCTTTGCTCTTTTCTCCTGATATACCTGAAATCCAACTCCGAAAAATGCAGGAATTCCTGCTGAAAATATAGCTTCTGGGCCAATTTCTTTTATTGCTTCTCCGATGTCTTGCAGATAAAGTGGAATTATATTCTCCAATGATTCTCTTTTCAAATCTAATTTCTCTCCAAATAATTTCTGTCCTTCTAAAAGCTCAAGGGCAAGCGATGGAACAGGAGCTAATTTCCCACGGATAAATCTTTCCGCAACATCAAGACGAGATTCGAAAGGGAACTCTTTTTCATTTAACTTCACAATGTCTCCCTTAGCTGTTTTTCTTTCCCCAGTAGCAAGTTGAGTAAATACACGAACCCATTGCTGGAAGCCACCCCATATATCCCACCGAGCGTTTCCAATTCGTATCTTACCAAAATCTGTACTTCGTGGGTCTGCTTCAACAGAAACATTTTCTCCGCCGGCTAATTTTATTAAGCCAAGTGCAGTCATCCCAGTCCCGATAAACTGTCCCATTGTTTTTATTGCTTCTTTCCTTACTGGAGGAGTAAGTTTTGAATACCAAATGGGATTTAACATATTAAATCTTGCAGCAATCAAACGAGGAGAAAATAGCACCGTACTTAACTCTGTAGCCGCACGTTGAAAAGCAGGTAAATCTCCTCTTCCACTTGCGTTATTCACAAAACGAGCTACTGATTGTAAATTTTCAGGGGTAGCAATACCTTCTTTCTGAAGCTGATTAACCATTTGTGAAAATACATCAACTCTCAATTTATTGAGATAGCTCACAAAAGAGCGTTCACTCGCTCGATAAACTCCTCCGAGCAAAGGAAGTTTTTTAATGAATCCTCCTATAAATTGTTCTTCTCTCGCTTGTAATCCTCCCGTAGCTCGCGTGGGGTCTGCAATATACAAACCAGCAGATTTCATTTCTTTGTAGAGAGGATGTTCTGGTAAAACTTTAAGCCATTCCTCGAAGTTCTTTTGAGAGAATGTTTGTCTGAACATTTCTCCAAATGCTTTCGTAGCTAGTTTGGGTTTTGTAGTTGTTAAAATTACTGATTGTCGTAATACGGCAGAAGCATCCAGCCCAGTAATTGCCGTACGAGGAATGTTTACTCCTTCTACGATAAGATTTTTAATACTAATCCCACCCCTTTTAAGAACTTCTGTTGCAAATTCTTTCCCGAAAACATCCTCTAAAAGAGAAAGTTGGCTTGGTTGTGGAATTTCACCAGTAAGGATTTTTCTCAATCCATCCCAAGCAGCTATTTTTTCAAATGGTTCAAGATATTTATGAGATTGAATAGAGTTTGCCAAATTATCAATATCATTCTGATTAAGTTGTAGTGCTTCAAAGGTTGGTTTTTTGGGTGCTAGTTCTCCTTTCAATGCTCCAAGAGCTTTTTGGAATCCAACTTGTCCTTCTTCTTTAGCAAAGATACCAGAAATCTCACCGGCTCTTTTTGCTCGTTCTACGGCGTATATTGCTTCTAGCTCTGCTCTTGGTTTGCCAGCAGACTTAATTGCAATTATGAGTTTTGAAAGAGGGGTATCAACCTGTTGTATTATTTCTTGGGTTACTTTTCCCCCAACTCTTTTCAACCCTCCCATAACCCCAAGGGGGTCGAAGTATGTATTTGTTCCAGGAATTTGGATAAGGCCTTGTTTTTTTGCTTCCTCTGGAGTTGGAGCAAATGTTTGTAAAACATCAGCAACTTTTTGCCTTACTTCTAAAGCAGCCTTAGGCCATCCCCTAATTGTACCCAAAGTTAAACCCAAAGGGCTTTCAGCAAAATCTGCTTTCTTTTTTGCCTTTTCTTCCTCATACTTTAATCTGCTGAATCTGTTTTGAGTTGCGGTAACCATTTATTTATTGAATAATGGTCTTGTAACTCCTTTCCAAAATGCCTGCCAAAAACTTTCTGTGTTTTTCCCAGTAGGAGCAACTGCGTCAATCCTTGATTTTAGGTATTCTTTTACTGCGGGGGGGATATTGCTATTATCAATTTCGCTCTTTACATCTTCCGGATTTTCTTTCCCATCTTTTATCCCCGTAAACACCTCATTCAACGCTTCTAATTCAGTTTTCGTGCTATTCACAAAATAGTTTTGTACGTCATATTCAAGCCCCTGAAATTCCTCTAATGGAAGGCCAGCGTTAGAAGCTCCTTTATTCTGTTGAGTTTTAGTGAATAAAGTCCCAAACTTAGTCTCAAATCTTGCACCAATAACAGCTCCAACTTTCCTTCCAAATAACTCCGTAACATCTTCCAAACTCATTGTCTTGTAATCGTTCGCTCCAAGCCCAAGATTCACTCCGTTTTCCGCGGCTCGCACTCCAAGATTAAGTTTTGCTTCCAACTCCTGCCTATCATTTTCTACTTTGCTATCCCAATAATCCCGAATGTTATCTAATGTATCCTTCTGGTCTTTTTCTAATCCATCAATAAAATCTTTGTTAAAGCTGTAGAATGTTTTAAGTTCAGATAATCTTAATATGTCATCATACTGCATAGCAGACACAATATCCCCTACAAGATTTCGTGCGGTTTCTACATTGCCACGCAAAGCGTCCAATACCATTGTTTTAGCTCCAATCTCCGCAGATACGCCCATCTGTCTGAATGTATGTTCTCGCGCTACTCTGTTTGTCTCTCTGCCTGCGAACCCAACAGAGTATTGGGGATTCTCTTGGATTGCAGTGGTTTCTTTAAGTTGAGCTATCTTCATATTTAATAACTCAAGATTCAACGCACCAATTTCAGGGATAAGTGTTCGTATCTGAGCTTGGTTTTCTGGAATTTGGAATTCTTCTTGCAATGCCCTTACCTGTTCTTCTTGTTCTTTCCTATCTGTAAACAACTTCTTGAATCCTTCCAAAAGAGATGTCTGGGCTTCCCTTCCTTCTTGCAGAGCTTTTTGCTGTTCCGAAAATAGTTCCTGTTGAGCTTTCAAGAATTCATCCTGTGAAGTTGCGGAAGCCAAGCTCGTAATGGCTTGATTGTTAATGTTATCCGCAGAACTTCCTGCCACATTCGTTGAAACTTCTGGCAGATTTATTGCTGTTTCATCTTTCAAATCTCCAGCAGAAAGCAAACCTTTTTCAGCAGAGGTTTTCACTGTTTGTGATAAAGTTTCCGCCTGTTGGCGTACCGACTTTAATTGTTCGTCTAACGATTGTAATACTTCTTGAGGTATAGCCATACTATTAAGTTAGCTTGACTTTACTTTTATATAAAGAAATCATACAAAATTTGGAATCAACTTAAACTCACCGAAACAGTAATTCCTTCAAATCTCGCACAAAGGCGTTTGCCTGTTCTTAAAAATACTTCTCCGACTTTTGGGCTTATATCAGAATTAGTTGCATAAATGGGAAGACCACCATACAATTTCCGTATTCTCATTTGGTCTTGGATGGGAATAACAGGAGCAGATTTCTGTTCTTCTTGTTTCAAATAATCTATCTGTGTTTGCCCTGATGTATTTGTGAAGACTCTCATATATCTTTTTCAAGAATCTCATAATCAACCTCAATCCTCCCGTATTTTATCCCCGCTCCTTCATCTGGGCGTATAAAAACCCTAAAATTATCACATATTTGGTTATCTGGGGTAATCGTCAATTTCTTTGAGGTTATCACTCCATCCCCTGCGTAGGAGATGTTGCCAATATGAATCTGCCTATCTCCATAATCTAAGTCAAGCAATACGTCATCTCCCTGTCCACTTGCCAATGCTTTGAAATATAACTTAACATAGTTTATTCTTGTTCTTTGGGGAAACTCATAGTATAGAGATTTATACTGCATTCTCGCAGAATCAACACTGGTCATATCGGCTCTCCTTATACTGCCCACAGAACCATTCCAAGCAGTGAAATATACAATCCCAGCGCTTCCAGTTATGGGTGCTCCTATTTGCGTAGATGTACTCACAAAAGATATTGGATTAGAAAGCGACTTGGGGACTCCGATTTCTGGAGAACCATAAAGAAACAAATTACCATGATTCTTCTCTCCTATCAAAAGAGAATTTCTAAAGAACCCTACGGAACCATGACTGGTTGGATAGTGTCCTGAACTCTCGCCAGAAACATTATTCTCCAATACCTGAATCATATTAAACCTATTCCCATCAAAGTTCTTAATAACGCCTTTTTTATTGTGGTCTATAGTGAAAAGAAGAAGTTCATTATTTAGGTTGAATGCAGCTTTCACTACAGGGTCGTCTATTGGAATTCTACGGTTAAAATTAGGTGAAGTTCCATCCCAAAAGAAAACTACATTTTGTCCAGTGAAAAGTCCGCTATAATCTGTACCGTAATCCACCATTATTTTTCTTGCACATATCCCAAGAAACTCTCCCGCGTCAAACAAAGCATACGCAAGATAGCCTAAAGGAAGTTGAAGTTTATTTTCGGTAAATACAGAATTCTTCCCATCAAATGCTTCTATATCCCCTCCATCTACGATATAAAGAAAACCATTCTCTCCCCATTGCAACATAGGATGTGGTTGTACTCGGTCTAATACACCAGCTCCTGAAGGAACGGTGGACATATAATCGTCATCAAAGCTACCAGCAGATATATTGTATGCTCCTATATCTCCATCAACACCATCATTCCAAGCATACATTAACCTGTCTAAATCTGTCCCAATGTTATAAATAACTAAATCCGTTATCTTGGCAGGGCCAGCGTGTGCCCCATGAGGAGAAACAGTATGGGGGAAAACTGTCCCGAATGTCGCCAAATTAGTAACAGTACTTACCTCCATAATTCTTCCTGCGGTATCTGCAAAATACATCTTTTTGTTGAAATCATCTATTACCGATTTTGCGTTTACTTCTGAAATCGTATTAGTTATCAAAACGCTTTCTGGCCCAGGACACATATACCCGTAATGTGAAGGATTGAATAAATTGACTGATTTTCCAATGAAAAAGGAACCTTCTTTACCTATTCTATCCGAGAAGGAAATGCCGCTAAAGAAATTTGTTATGTCTATCTTTGCCATTTAACCCGTAATCTCATGCTTATCTTCCCAAGTCCAAGAAGGACTCGCAGACTTTGATTGATGTGTCCAAGAAGGACTCGCAGACTTTGATTGATGTGTCCAAGAAGTAACATTTTTACTTAAAAAAGTCCAAAGTATCCTGGCGTTTTCTCTTAAATCCAAATTGACTATTCCAGTTACTAAATTTATGGCATCGCTTACTACTATCTCTAAACTTCTTCTTATAATAGAGATACTTTCTGAAGCAAGCGCTACTGTATCTTGGATATTCAGTTGAAATCTCTTGAATAAGAAAGAGGTACTTTCTGTTGCCAAAGTAATTGATTCCCTCTGATTGAGCGAATTTACTACGGTATCCCAAAAATAATCAGCCGCAGTATCGGCAGAAACTTCAAGTTGAACGGTATTATAAGGCCCATCAGCTTGAGGAGTTTTCCAAGCAGTCCAACTATCTCCATCAATACGCATTCTCATCTGATAACTCGGAGAACTATGCCATTCTATTTCAATCAAATACCAAACATCAGCGAGTAAATTGGATTTTACGGTAAACCAATCTGCTATCCCTTGGTCAAAAACATCTATTCTGTTTCCAAAAAATCTAAGGAGAATAGCATTTGCCTGCGTCACCGTTAAAAGATTAAACTGGCTTGAATCATCCGCATCAGAAACGCTCGATTTCCTCAAATAACAAGATATACTCCCATCAGAAATCGAAGTTCCAGTATTCGTTATATCAACATTTGTTATCCCGCTTACTGTAAATTTAATCGCTTTTGCTCCTGATTGGACTGTTGTCCCCTGAACATCAAATCCAGCATTTCCCGACCAACCTCCTTGTGCATTCAAATCCCCATCAGCGTAAGAATCAAAATTGTCTTGAAGTATGATAGCCATGCTTAGAAAACCAGCAATTATTTTCAAACTGTTTCATTTTTGCTGGCTAGTCAACATCTATGGAATACGATACCTGCAAATCAGAACCGTTATCCAATGCTTTCGCCGTGAAGTTCGTTGTCCTGCCAAGAATCCTTGCTGATGAAGCTGAAGTCGCAATCGCTACTTCCTTTACTGTATAAGAAGCAGTCGCACTAAAGGTATGCAAGAGCTTTGCCGTATCGTTGGTTGTATCCGTGGTTACCTGTGTAGCGGTTGCTCCCGCGGGCGATAAAGACCCAATAGAGATTACAGCCTTCAATGCTATATCTCCTACTACTGCTGCCGTTCCTGAAGTTCCCAACTGAATCGTGTCGAATACGGAAGCCCTTTGTCCGTTAATCAATCCTGCAACCTGGTCTATCCCCATGTTTGTAATTGTGTTGCTGAATGTTTCTTCAGACAACACCTTTCCAGTCTTTCGCTCAATCTGTCTTAACGTAACTATTCCTCTCACCGAAATTTGTTTTGCTCCTCTTAAATTCATTGTATTTTGTTTGTTTTATTATCGCGACCTTTAATACATTCCCTCATCGTTGGGCCGTATCCGTGGGTTTGAATCTGGATTCCTATGCCTTCTTGCATAAAATTCATTCATATCGGTTTCTACTTCTTTTAAGAGTATATTCAAAGAATTCACACTATTGAACATTTGCCTTCCCACCGCAAAATCCATACAAGCTCCAACAGGAAGAATTCGATGGAATTGTTTTGCAAAACCTGGCTCTTGAGTTGTAGCAGTTGCGTTGAACTGAATTACATCCCTTGAAACATATACTTTTAATCCATCTGTTAAGGTTACATATCCAGTCCCTGGGGCTGGATAAAGTACAAGCGATCTTCCTACTACATCATAACAAAGAGGCATACCAGAATCCTCATAGTATTCTGTTAAAGCAATATCAGGAATCTGGCTTTTATCAATCGGGTCAATAACAACATAATCTCCATCTTGGTTCTTCACTTCTACGCGTTCTAACTTTTGGGCAGAAGAAGGAAGCTCATAATCCTGTTGGTTAGCTACTAAGTCAGCAGTAGCAATGGGCAAAGTAGTCTGGTTGGTGTCATCAAACTCCCAATCGCCAACCATTTTCCATATCTTATTGGAAACTTGATTGTATCTATCGTTTATGAGGCGAGTAAATCGCTGCTTCAAATTACTGGAATCGGTAATTTGTCCATTGTTATACCCCAACAAATCTTCACACATTTGAAGCATCCCTGTTTTGGTACTCGTGTCCGAAAAACGCATTTAGGTTGGCATTAACGACTTATAAACATACGACAAATCCATTCCCACATAGTGTTTTGCAATATAATCCAAATGACAATATATCTTGTATCCTTTGTCTTGCGCTCTCTTGCAAAATGCTATATCCATTCCATACCTTCGGATTCCTTGTGAATCAAACACATCTGAAAATGGAGATTGTACTTCTTCTAAGACCTTTCTTGAAAGTATCATACATCCTGTTCCTACGGCATCCACCTCCACTAAGCCTTCATATCCTTGAAAATGTGCGGGTTGATACGTTCCCTCTCTATTTCTCATGAGTATTAGCGGAGCTACAGTGTTTTGCTGATAAATGAAGCATACGGGAGAGATAACATCTTTTTGGAAATCAACAAGATTTAATACGTTCTTTGGCGGTACAATATCAGAATCCACCATCATCAAATAATCAAACTCTTTTTTTAATAAAAATTCCTGTACTATTTTGTTTCTATTATTGGAAATTGGTTTCTCGTTCGGATAAGTTACAAATGTGTCATATTTCCCTTGGAATGGAAGATCATGAAGAAAAGCGGAAAGCTCGATACGAATTTCACCTTGATTAAGCACTGCTACAAAGATTTTCTTGTTCTTATTCATGAATACCAAATTGTTTAAGGATTTCTAATTTTTCAATGTCATTGAATTGTCTTCCCCGCTCTGGGTTGTTCCACGAGGTCGATATATTTCCTCCGTGCACTCCGCACATGTATCTTCTGTCAGACAACTGGATAGCATTAAACACTTTTGGTATGAACTCATGGCTTTCCAATCCTTCTATGTATTTTAGATGCTTCTCTGCATTAAAGAATGTCTCATAAGGATAAATAATCGTGTACTTGGAACATGATGTTTCTCTGTTCCATTCAGCTACCCTTTGATTCTCCATATCGAATACATATCCATTCAGATAGTACAATGCTTTTCTCTCTTTCGGCTCTTGAGCTTGTATCTCCGCTACTGCTTCTGCTGAAAACATATCATCTGAACCCAAATCTGTTTTGTACACCCAATCCGCCTGCCCTGTCTTTTCTTGAACCTCCTTTAAGGACTTCTCCATCCGTTCTTTCAAGGTATCGTTGTGCCAAGTTCCTCTATCATCCCACATCATTATACCATTAAATGTTAAGACGTATTCGATTCCCGCGTTTTCAATCGCTCTTTGAATTCTATGCGTTGTAGGGTTTTCTTTTTCCTCCGCACGAAACGAAATCCAAAGGACAAAATCTTTTTCAGTTTGGTTTTTAAGTGATTGTAAAACATACTTTTCAAATAAGTTAGCCCTATATTCATACCAACTATTCCCCTTAAACTCTTGAATTCCAAGTCCAGTAAAAGGAACATAAATTAAATGTATTTTCTTCATACCGGTAAAGTAAACACAAACCTCCAATCATCATTTGCTTCAGGAATTCCTGCTGCCCAATTAACTCTTTCAAAATCAGTATCTTGGGGAATATACCTTTTGAATTTGTCCTTATCCATATCGGAGATAATAATTGCCTTTTTAGTAACTCTCTTTAGTTCACTGATAGCCTCTTCTAACGAATTTGCATCAAAGAAGTAAAGAACCATATCAGCTATTGTTACATCCATGCTTTTATCTGGATAGGGCATATTGCGGATGTCAGCCACTTCAAACTTTATCTGCGGGAAAAGACCCTTAGCTTTTTTTATAAAATCTTCAACTGTATCGCAACCCCATAATTTCACATTGGGATATTCTTCAACCATCCATACCAAGTTACCTCCCCAACAACAACCTGCCTCTAAAATGCTTTCAGGATTAAATTTCTTCACTCTGTCAAAGACTAACTTCCTGTGATTATGATATGGCCATTTTATATTTTCAGTATCCATTGCGGTCTATTACCTTCTTCTCCAGTTGGCTTGAATCCCATTCTCACCAGCCACTTTCCGAAAACTTCTCTTTCTGGGTCTGGCGTTGCGATTACTCCTATCTTATTTACCTTCTTTTGTTTTGCTACTTTTATCAATTCTTTTAAGAGTCCTTCTGCGATTCCCTTTCTACGCTCTTTCTCTTCCACGAAAATCTGATGTTGTTCAATGTAGTCATCTCTTGCTACATAATTCAAGTAACCTATCACTCGTCCGTCTTTTACCGCTTCAATCCGATTGTCTTCCGCATCCAGGACAAACATATCTTTTACTCCCACCCATGTTTGAACTCCAAACATGATTACAATCAGTTTTTATCTCTATTTCTACGTCAGCAGGTTTGCTCGTGTTTTCTTTTGGTTTGTTTTTTACTCCTTTAGGTCGAGCCATAATTTCGTATCTTATTACCACTCCCGTTTCATCAGTGGCGTAATAGTTATTCGGGAACAACCTTTGGAATATCTCAATGTCTTCTTTGTTGTCGCTTAGGTCATGCCATAAGCTATGATTTGCTAATCCATAGAACTCATCTTGATTTTCTTCCGTAATTCCCAGCTTTCCATAAACATCTTTTAGCATCCCCTCTATAATCTGTGCATTTTTGGTGAATACTTTGAACTTCGGTCTGTACCAATGGTCAGCATTTATCCCATCTTTGAATTTCTGAATCCCGATATATCCCTTGTGGTCTTGATACAAAATATGCTGGAGCCCAAACGAACAACCGACATCCACCACCATCTTATCTTTTGGAATTAACCGCGCTATTTTAATGTTTTCATCTACATAACAAGTATATCCATCTTCAGTTTTTACTCCCTTTTCTGCGATAATCTCCTGGGCATAATCCTCAAATTCCTTTTCAAATCCTTTAGCATAAAGGTAAAGCGACTCTATCTCTCGTATCATAATTCTTTAACCGTTTTTTTCAGATTATGTACGAATCCCATCCAAGGAAATTTATTCAGGCTTCCCTTAATAGACTTTCTGCCTTCGTGATTCCAATCTTTCGTGTCCTTTAGTTTTTCCATCAGTTTTTCCAGTTCTTCTTCTGTTTGATAGTTCCAAGTGTATGGGAACTTCATAAGCGATATACAGTATTGCCCCATTAAAAGTGCCTTCACTATCACCTCGCTTAACCCTTCGTGGGCATTTCCTCTAAATCCGCATTGATACTGACGTATTTCCTTGTTCAGCTGCTCATTTGGTATCTGCCCGTGAAAAAGTACATTTCTTGGTTTCTCCTCCATATTCCAGTCAAAAATTCCGTAAATGTGGAATGTGTAGGTTGGAAATTTTCTTGCCATCGCGTACATCATATCAACTCCATATTCTATCTCCCTCTCTGGATGAGCGCACATCCAAACATGAGGATCCACAGAATGGTTATACGCCAGTGGGAAACTATCCTCATTCTCCAAGAATGAAGGAACTACCTTAGCTTCAATACCAATCTTTTTAAGGTTTTCAGCTTCCACTTCAGTTTCACAATAATGCTTTGCGTCTGGATATAGTTTAAGTATTCTCTGCCATTCTAAATTATCTAAAGCATTTAAGATGTCAGAACCGCACCAAAATACGTTTACTTTCACTCCTTCAGGTAGGTAATACAATGCGTCATAATCATGTTTGGTATATAGTCCGAAGAAAAGCAAATCCTTATCTGTGTCATTATGCCCCTGCCACTCTTCCAACTTCCAAACTTCCTTTATCTTATCCTTGAAGTTCACTACGCTTAAACTTGTTCTAACTCGCATTGGATTTTGCAAGGTTATCTTTTATTACACTCAACATTTGTTCAACTCTTTTATCCCAAGTATGAAAAGATAAGACATAGTCCCTACCTTGTTGCGCGACTTGTTTCCTCTTTTCTGCGTTCTCTGGTTTCAAGAAGAAATCTAATGCTGCACCAAGTTCTTCTTCTAAGCTATACCCCACAAAGTGCGCTCCTTCATCAACCCCTGATTCTTTCAATCCATGCAATCTTGGATGGAGAAGAAATCCGCCGGAAGATAATACCCTATAAACATCATTATCCCAGTAAAAGTCATTCATTCCCCACTTTGGCACGAACACAATCTTCGCCGACTGGCATATATCATCAAAATCTTTTCCATCAAACATTCTAAACTTCTTCCCTAACGCTAACTTCAACTTTGATATTATTTCCTGCCTTCCACCGTATACCTTCCCTATAAACGCTACATCACAAGCTAAATCTTCCCTGTACTTACCAAGTTCTCTTTTATGCGTTCCTTCGTGAAGACAGTAAATGTTTTCCCATGTATGCCTTCTAACCCATGTATCATCATTCAGAAAAGCGTAATCTACAGAAGGAAGTATGGTAGCCATATATTCCTCTCCAAATCCTACAACTCTGTCCAAATACCACATCACCTTTTTACAGGGGATTTTCTCTAAAAGCTGGTATAACCCACTTAAACCCATATAGAAAGGAAGTTTTCCTATATCCTGTTCTATTCCTAAGTCCATACCTGCGTTGTGGAATAACAGCATATCTGATTTATTCGCCTGTTTTACCAATTCCCTTACGTCTCCTTTTTCAACATCAATTTCAATTACTTGATGTTTCTTTTTAAGAGCTTTGGAAATATGTCTTTCGGGATATTCCCCGTTAAACCTGCCGAAATATGTAATTCTCATACTAAACTTTTATTTTCAACAATTTCTCTTCAAGCATCTCTTTCTCTCCTTGATATAATAGTTGATTATCATATAGCTTATGATGATTAGGGCAAAGCCACATACATTCTTTTCCACCCTTGCATTTTGGAACCATATGACAACTTTCTAAATATCTATTAAATCCACAAATCGAACATTCTTGTTTTGCCTTTTTTATCTTTCTTTCAACACTTTGTTTCTTCTGAAGTTTACGATTATAGGCATACAATCTTTCTTTATGCTTTTCTATATATCTTTTCCTTTTAGCTTTAACTTTATCTGGATTATTCTTCTCCCAACGGCGATAATACTCTTTCGTATTCGTTACCATATTAAATTTTTAAGAACTGGACGTCATTCTGGACTTGGCTCAAGCAGAATGACTACAAGAGCCAAGTCGTCCAGCACCGTTACTTCTTATTGTACAGTTACCATCTTCACTCCTGCATTCTTGTCCAAGTCTGAAATACCATACGCTAGGTCTCCGATTACTCGGAACGCCTTTGCATCTGCGACTGGCATCGTAGCAAGCCGTGGGCCTACACCCATACCGTCAATGTTTCCGATAGCATACACAATGGCTCTCTTATGAACCAATGCGTTAATCTTGGCGGTCGATGGATATCCATCACCTCCAATACCGCTACCTGTTGGCACATTGAGGGATAGATACACTGGGTATCCATACAGATTTGCTACAGGGGAGAATCCATCGGAGATTACTGCTTTTCCGAAGATACTCGCATCGTAGTATTGATTCCTTCTCAACAGTTGCCCAAAGAATACGTTCGGATGGATGAAGAATGCCATATCCGGTTGCGGCATACTTCCTGAATGCGAGATTCTCACTGCTTCCTGAACAGTAGTATTGTTCATCGAAACTAACGATGTTCCAGTCCTAAAGTTCATGTTTCTCAAATCAGTAAGAATCGTAGCATCCAAGTTTTCTGCCAACCGGTAGGCAATATCCTCCCGAAGATACATATTCTGAAGGTTGTACTTAGAAGCAATCCTACCCCATTCAAAGTCTGAAAATTTCTTTGAAGAATACTTCCAGTTATTGATCGTTAGGGTAGTTCTTGTCTCTACAACAACGAAGTCAGAAATTGCTCCAGTGGTTGTCGTGAAAGACCCTACTGCTGGCCCTGTGGTAAGGGACGGCAATGTAATTGTGTCTCCGCCACCTTTCAGCTCATCTGAAAAGTTCATGAAGAATTGAGCTGCTGTCAATCTCTCCTTGAAGTACACTTTTACATAACTCGACCAAACCTCGGGTGCGAAGGGCCTATAATTCGTACCTCCTGCCATATGTTAAATCCCGCCTTCTCTTCCTTCTTTCTTCAAAAGTTCTTCCATCTGTTTTGCTACCTGCTGTTCAACTCTTCCTTCCTTAATCACCTTTTGAACATCCACATCACTTGTGGTGTTAAAGGGAGAAGAAGGTTCGGGCACTTTACTTTCTCTCGCGACCTTTTCCCGTGTTGACTGTATTGCAGCTTGAACCATTGAATCTTTTTCGGCCTTTAAGATACCGTCAATATCCTTAGTAGAAGCGTTCCGAATAATGAATTCGGTCTCCTCTTCGGAATAATTGTTCAGTGCCTTGCCGAGACGGACTACTTCCAACGGGTCATTAGTGGTAATCCATTCTTCTGGCTCATTCCCTTTAGATTTAAGCTGTTTTTCAAGAGTTCCAACTTTCTTTCTAAAGTGCTCTTTTTGCGCGAGAGCTGACTGCAAT